TTATGATACGTTACTTGAACTTTATTGTATTGCATGGTACACTAAGTTTAAAAGGTTTCCTGCACCACAACGTATCAAGATAGACAAGGAAACTTTAATACATAAAATAGATTTATTAAGGAGACATAGATGAGTCAAACTAAAGATAAGTACTTCGAGATACTAGTACGAGAAGAGAACACAGTAGCATATACTATTCGTGCTAATAATCAACAACAAGCAGAGCGTATCTATAATGATCACTCAGAGTATTATAGTGAGCAATATAGACGAACTCTTGCTACTGATAAACATATAATCGAGATAGGAGAAAAGAATGTTCCTTTTTAATATTATAATTATTACATTACTGGGGCTTTTCTATTTAGGTGCTCTAGTGTGGGCGTTCAGAGACTATTGGGATCAAGATAATCTTTTGTTAAAAGAAGATGAACCTTGGTATAGTGCTGAACATGATGAACATATAGGAATATAATTCGTCAGCCCTCAACAGGGTTGAGAGGGCTTCCTCTTAACAAGGTGATCCACATGTGCGTGTGCAGCCTTAAATGCTGACGAGCAGCAGACTTTGATCCATGTCTATAAATTTGATTGGTCAATCTCAGCGACCTTAAACTGAAATCTGTCACAACATGCAGTTGACATTAACTTACTGTCTGGGTGGAAGTAATGGCAGTGATTCCCAAAAAAACACATTCTGCCATTCATATTTTTATAGGAGATTATTATGAAAGGTGTCAACAGTAAGAACATAGCCAAAGTAATTACTGATAAAGTAATTGAAGGGCTACGTAATAACCCAGGTGAATGGATTAAGTCATGGTCTAGTACATCAAGACCTAAGAATTTATTTACGGGTAACGAATACAACGGATGTAATTGGATGTGGTTATCTATGGTACGTGGTGGTAAGAACGTAGGTGATAGCAACAAGTGGCTTACATACAATCAAGCTAGACAAATGACTGGACTTGAGCAACCAATTAAACGTGGCTCTATAGGTCAACCTATTATGTTATTCAAACCATTCAAAGTAACTGAACAAGTAAACAATGAACTCAAAGAAAAGATGATACCTATGATGCGTGTGTTTACTGTATTCAATCGAGATGCTGTTAAAGATTTACCTAAAGAAGTTATACCTGAAGACAGTGAAGAGAACAAGTTAGAAGAAGTAGAAGGTGTAATACGTAATCACAAGATAGAAGTTAAGAATGGATTTGATGGTGCGTGTTTCATTCCATCGTTAGATGAGATACACATGCCTAAGATTGTAGACTTTAAATCTACTGAAGATTACTATGCTACTCTATTGCATGAGATGACACACTGGACTGGACATAAGTCACGACTTAATCGTGATATGTCTACTGCATTTGGTGGTTCATCATACGCATTTGAAGAGCTAGTAGCAGAGCTAGGTTCAGCTATGTTATGTAATCATCACAACATAGAAGGTGAACTACAACATACTGAATACATAGCATCATGGTTAAAAGCTTTGGAAGATGATGAAAAGCTTATACTTAAAGCTAGTGCTAAAGCACAGAAAGCATTTGATTATTTATTAGGAGATGTTAATGGACACAGAAATAATAGTGAGAGCTCAAGTACTGTTCAACGAGAAACTGTATAACATAAATGTTACAGACATACTAAGTGATCGAGCATTTGAAGAGATCACAGAATTAGTAGAACATAAACTAACTAGGAGAGCTGTATGAAATCACAGAATGATATATACCATGGTGATGAACACCTTACTGATAAACCTCAGAAGTATTTAGTTGAGGCTAGTGAAACTGTTTATTATGAAGTAGAGATAGAAGCTATGAGTAAAAAAGAAGCTATGGAAAAAGCTTATGAAATTGAGCTTGGTTTAAATGAACATATTGTAAACCATAAAGGTTTTCAAGTAGACAATATAGCTGAAGTAGAAGATGAACCTAATTATAATTACACACTAGGAGGACAACATGATTGATATAGAATTCCCATCTGATTTACTAGATGAGTATTGCAACATAGAGTTTGGTCATGACAACTGGACTAAAGATAAAGATGCTTATGGTAATGTTATTATAACCTTTTGGAAAGACAAACTAGATGAGTATGATGATGAAGAATCTGAACATACATATAACTTAGATCAAGGAGATCCTTTATGAGTTGTGATCCTAACAAAGAAGATATACTAGATGCTCTAGCAGAAGAGGCACATGAGATGTATACTAATGATGGCTTCATCGGTGAACAAGCGTGGATACTAGCTAGAGATGAGGCTATGTATCGGTATACAAATGGTTTATATAATCAATCAGACTATAAGGAGTAATAAATTATGTCGGATAAACACTATACATTTACAGCAAAATGTGGTATAATATTATTGTTATGTACCATATCTTTTATGGTATTTTCTGAAACAATAACTATCCATAATCCTGATGGTACTATATCCGTCTGTGATTACAACGAACAGACTAAGGTTATGGTGTGTTGGTAAGGAACTATAATGAGGTGCCGTGCTTGTAATAAAAATCTAAATGATTTTGAATCAACTCGTAAGTCGGACACTGGTGAGTTTGTTGACCTGTGTAACCATTGTTATCATGAAGTACAGTCGGACATTCTTGCAGAAGAACGTCAAGATTTACAGGATGGTAATGATGAGATGTTTGAAGATGACGGAGATGATTGGATCGAATTAGATTTTGATATTGATTAAATAAAAACAGGTAGGGCCCTGTTAAGTGCACCTACCTGTTAAGGTTAAACACAATCAAGTGTGTCTAACAGTCTACGTACATAAATTACTTGTTGCATACGTACATTGTTACTTCGAAACCAAATCTCATTTCTGTTGCTGATGGTTTTGTCCACATAGTGTTCTCCTTTATATTAATATTAATATACTTTTACCAGTATATATGTATATTATACACTATTTGTGTAGAATTTACATCGGTTATTGTATGAGTTACAACTAAGGATTAACATGAGAAAAGATTTAAATAAGTTATTTAAAAAGCAAATGAAATTAGGATATAAATTAATAAAATTAAGTGATCAAATAGAAATGGAAATGACATTTGAAAAGACTTGGCATTTATCTTCTAACATAGAACAAGTAGCTTACGATTTATCTCGAGCTATTAGAGAATTTAATGAGCAACTTTCTTAGACATTTACCATGCCCTAAGTGCAAGTCTAAGGACAACTTAGGTGAGTATGACGATCACTTCTATTGCTTTGGATGTCAGTATCATAAGCTAAAGAATGATCTAGCTACTCTGCGTAATCGTATGTCTGATAAGAAACGACCCAGTAATGTAGTAGCTTCTACTATTAATACAACTGAAGAGCTGCCACAAGCAGCGATGAAGTGGTTGTTATCTTATGGTATTACTCTCGAAGAGATAGCTAAGTATAAATTAGAATGGTGTACTGACAATGGTACACTCATACTATTAAACACTGGTAACTACTGGCAAGGTAGATCTTTTAAATCTTATGGTCCTAAGTATTTAAGTAATGGACCTAAGCCCTTGACAGTTTACGGAAATTCTGCTACAATAATTCTTGTAGAAGATATTTTATCAGCGATAAAGATCTCTCGTATACAGACAGTCTGCTCCTCCCCATTGTTGGGGAGCAGCCTATCTTCCAACTTCGAGTCAGAGTTAGTAGATAAGTACCAGATGGTTTACATCTGGTTAGACAGAGATAAAGCAAAGAATGCTATACGCATTAAGAACAGACTCAGAGGGTTAGGTCTACAAAGTAAAGTAATAGTTACTGAGTTAGATCCTAAAGATTATACAACTAAGGAGATTGAACAGTGGTTGAAGAACAAATAATTAAATTGTTCTGTGAAGACAGAGCATTGTATAGTAAGTACTATCAGTACCTCAACCTTAACTATGTTAAGGCTAACTATACTAATCAATACAAACTCTTCATCAGTATAGACACATACTATAATAAATATGAAGAGTCACTTAACATAAATCAAAACGAATTAGAATTACAATACAACAGTAACTATTTATTACAAGAATCAGAACGTAAAGAACTAACTGTTCTTGTACAAAGAATCTTTGATGCTGAGATAAGTAACAAAGATGCTGTAATCAATCTCCTAAGTGAGCATAGAAGGCGAGGTCTCGCAGGGGATCTTGCCAAGCTCGCTCTTGATGTAGAAGATGGTACAGCAGAAGCTTCTCAGTTGTTAGAAAAGTTTAAAGAGTTTGATGTCACTGACATTGAACAAGAAGATATTAACTTTGTTAACATGGATCTAGAAGATCTATATGAATCACAGATAGAAACACCGGGTTTACGTTGGAGAACTAACTGGCTTAACAAGTCACTAGGATCCTTACGTAAAGGTGACTTTGGTTTTATCTTTGCTAGACCTGAGACAGGTAAGACTACCTTCCTAGCTAGTGAGATTAGTCATATGATTAAACAAACTGAAGGTGACATCTTATGGTTCAACAACGAAGAGCAAGGTAAGAAGGTAGGTATCAGAGTCTTTCAATCTTTCTTTGGTACTGAACAAGGTATCTTGTTTGGTAAACAAAAAGAAGCATACAATAAACAATACAAAGATATAGTTAGTGATCGTATCAAAATACTAGACTCTGAAGATAGCAGTAGTTACAGGAGGATCGAAGAAGTTTTAGCTGCAACTAAACCTGCACTAATTATCTTCGATCAGATTGATAAAGTAAAAGGATTCAAAGCAGATCGTAATGACTTAGAACTCAAAGCTATTTATCAATGGGCTCGTGAACTAGCTAAGAAGTATGGTCCAGTGATAGCAGTATCACAAGCTAGTGGTGAAGCAGAAGGTAAGCTATGGTTAACAATGGATATGGTTGATGGCTCCAAAACAGCCAAGCAGGGCGAGGCTGATTGGATCCTAGGTATAGGTAAAGAACAAGACAACACATCACGACTTCGTTACTTTAACATTACTAAGAACAAACTAATTGGTGACAAAGATACACTACCTGACTTGCGACATGGACAAACACAAGTTATAATTAAACCTGAGATTGCACGATATGAGGATATTTAAATGAGAAAACTATTAATAGCATTACAAAAGAAAGATAAGCCACGTATTATAAAGTTAACACCTTATGCTCAAAGTATAGTAGACTATGTAAAAGAAGGTAAAGTATATACTCGTAGACAAATAGCAGATGACTTAGGTTACTTACATAGCTCAGTCATTACTAAAATAAATGAGTTAATAGATCACGAATTACTTAAAGAATGTGATACAATTAAATGTACGTATACTAACAGAAGAGTTCGAGGAATTATAAAAGCATGAGCTACCTAACATTAGATGTAGAGACAACTACAAGTAACAAAGGTAATCCTTTTGACCTAACAAATAAGTTATGTTACATTGGTATCAACCAAGATGTATATAACATAGAGTTTGATGATGAGCCCTACAAGGAAAATCTCCTTAAAGTTCAACAGCTAGTTGATGCAACTACTGTCCTTGTGGGGTTCAACATTAAATTTGATTTACATTGGTTAGCAAGATATGGAATTAACTTTGCTAACAAAAGAATATGGGACTGTCAAGTCGTACAGTTTATACTTGACGGGCAGTCTAACCCATACCCTAGTCTTAATGGTGTTGCTGAACACTACGGATTAGAATCTAAACTAGACGTAGTGTCAGAACAGTACTGGAAGAATGGTGTAGATACTCCAGACATACCAGAAGAAATACTTACTGACTACCTTAAACAAGATGTTAAACTAACTGAACAGATCTTTATTAAACAAATGAAAGAGTTAAACAAAAGACCTGAGTTAAAACGATTAGTTAGTTTACACAATCAAGATCTATTAGTATTACAAGAGATGGAGTTCAATGGTATACTATATGATTATGATAAGAGTAAAATACTTGGAGACGAACTTGAAGAACAAATTGCTAAGCTTGATAAACTATTGTACGAAGTACATAATTTTCCTGACTTTAACCCTAATAGCGTGGATCATCTTTCTGCTTTCTTATATGGTGGCACTATTAAATACAAGTGTCAGCGTCCTGTTGGACATTACAAAACAGGCAGTAGAAAAGGCGAGGTTAAGTTACAGTGGTTCGAAGAAGGACACGAATGTGTACGACGAATACGACCTTTAAAAGGAACAGAGCTCGCTAAAGAAGGTCTTTACTCTACGGACGAGAAGACCTTACGCTCACTCAAACCTGATGCTAATGGTAAAAAGATTCTAGATATACTCCTAACAAGAGCTACTCTAGAGAAACGAAAATCAACTTACTACTTAGGTTTATGTAAGCTGATTGATGATAACAACTGGAAGAAAGGAGAGATACACGGACAACTAAACCAATGTGTAGCACGAACAGGGAGACTATCTAGTAGTCGACCTAACTTACAGAACTTTGATGGAGAGATTAAGTATCTCTTTACATCTAGATACTAAGGAGTTATAATGGAAGTAGATAAAGTAGACAGTGTAGTATGGGGTAGTGCTATAGCTATGCTATGTTTTGTTGCTCTTATTTATATAATGGGTAACAATCAACAAGATTCATTTGATATAGCTATAGATGAAATGTACTTAGATGAGATTATTATTACACCAGTACCTGAAAATTCATTTGAAGTATATGAACAGTTACCTGAGATTGTAATAAATGATCCAGTATTACCAAGAGCTTTACCTCCACTGATTGAAGGTGGTGAAGTATACTTTGAAGAGACCTTTGCTTTTGAGGAAAACTAATGTTACTACAGGCAGATGCTAAACAATTAGAGTGGGTAGGTGCAGCCTACCTAAGTCAAGACGACCTAGCCATACAAGAAATCTGGGACGGAACTGACATGCACTCTGACAACCAAGAAAGGTTTGGATTACCATCTAGGTTAATAGCCAAGACATTCGTATTCAGACTTATCTATGGTGGGTCTGCCTACTCATATGCTAATGATCCTAACTTTAGAGACATTGGTAATGAAGGTTACTGGCAAAATATTATAGATCAGTTCTATAACAAGTACACTAAACTAAAGGAGTGGCATGATGAAATAGTATTCAGAGCTAAACGAGATAGGAAACTTACTATGCCTACAGGTCGTGTGTATTACTACGAGCCTGAGGTTACGAGCTATGGAGTTAAACATCCACGTACTAAGATACTAAACTATCCAGTGCAGGGCTTAGGAGCTGACTTAATGTCAATAGCTAGAGTTTCTTTACGTAATAGATTACTCAACAAAGAAGGAGTCAAACTAGTTAATACAGTTCATGATTCAATTATACTTGACTTTGATTCTAAAGTATGGGATAATATAAGTATAGTTAAAATTGTTGAGAAATGTTTTAACGATGTGCCTGATAACTTTGAGAAGTTATTCGGACATAAATTTAACCTACCTATGAGGGTCGAGTGTGAAGTAGGACCAACATGGGGTAATATGGAGACAGTCAATGTTAATTAATATTATAGATGTAGCATCACCAACAACTAATACTAACAGAAATGGTAGAGAGTATCAGTCATTAGAAGTAACATACAAAGATGACCAAGGCAGAGTAAGTAGTAAAAAGCTTATGTCTTTCTCTAACCCAGAAGTATTTAAGACAGCCCAGACATGGGAAAAAGGTGACAACGTAGACATTGCTATGCAGAAAGACGATGCAGGATACTGGCAGTGGACTAAAGTATTAGCTGATGGAGAGGTAGCACCTGCACCTACAAACGCAAGTGTAGGGGCAACCTCGACACCTGCACCAGGTGGCAAACCAACGAGAGTAACTGGAAGTAACTACGAAACTAAAGAAGAACGTGCCTTACGTCAACGTATGATTGTTAGACAAAGCTCACTATCTAATGCAGTAGCTACACTAGCAACTCATGGTAAACCATTGTCAAGTGCAGACGTAGTAACGTTAGCTAAACAGTATGAAAGTTTTGTAATGGATGGTGACTCATCCACTGCAGACTTAAACGATCTAGCAAACGACGTACCTTACTAATGGAAGCGTTAATTGACCAAGACTTAGTGTGCTTTCGCTGTGCTGCAAGTGCAGAGAATGATGACCTAGGTATAGCTAAGTACAGAGCTAGTGAATTGTTTGATCAGATACTTGAGAAGACAGGGGCTAGCTCTTACAGAGCTTTCTTGACAGGTAGTAATAACTTTAGGAAACTAATCTATCCTGAGTACAAAGCTAACAGAACGGCTCCAAAGCCTAAACACTTAGAAGATCTTAGAGCATGGAGTGTTGCTGAGCTGAATGCTGAGGTAGCAGATGAAGGACTAGAAGCAGATGATATGCTTGGTATCTATCAAACAGATAGTACCATCATATGCAGTCTAGATAAAGACTTGTTACAGATACCTGGAAGACACTTCTCTTGGGAGATTAATGGTAAAGGATGGACGAGACCTGATACTTTTGTTGAACAAACAGAACTAGAGGGTCTTCGTTTATTCTATGAACAGTGTATCAAAGGAGATCGTAGTGACAATATCAAAGGCATTCACGGCATGGGGGAGAAGAAAGCTAAAGTACTTCTTGCTGATGCAAAAACAGAAAAAGAAATGATCAATATAGTAAGACATGCCTATGGTAATGATGAAGAATTTCTAATGAACGCTAGTTGCTTATGGATCCTTCGTGATGATAGACAGAAATACAAGGAAAGATATGCCAACATTTAAAAGTAAGTTCGAAGCTGCTGTTTGGAAAGAGCTTCGAGCTCACTATAAATCAGTTAAGTATGAGCCTGATAAACATGCTTACATACAACCAGTGATACATCGTAAGTATATACCAGACTTTAAGATGGCTCGTAATGTTTACATAGAAGCTAAGGGTAAGCTAGACTTAGCTACAAGACAGAAGATGGTGTGGTTTAAAGAGTCCAATCCACATATAACTATTATCTTTTTATTTATGAATGCAAGCAATAAGATTACCAAGCGTAGTAAAACTACATACGCTCAGTGGGCTGAGAAGAATGGTTTCTTATGGCTAGATTATAGGAGTGATTGGCTTAGTGATTATAAAAAATTTAAAAAAAAATAAAGATGGTTCTTATGACTTTGACTTCTCAGTATCTAATGATGAAGCTGAAGCCTTAATGGACTTTGCAATACGTGAGTTAATTAGAGAAGGTGCAATCAGTGTATCAGGAGAGAGTGAAGAAGATATGGAGTTCGCCTTTGCAAAAGAGAATGAGGAAGGTACATTACAATGAAACATTTAGTTATACCAGATTGCCAGGTTAAGCCTGGTGCTTCTGTTAAATACTTAGAGAACATTGGTAAGTATATAGCAGAGAAACAACCTGAAGTTATAGTCTGTATAGGTGACTTTGCTGATATGCCTAGCTTATCATCCTATGATACAGGTAAGAAGTCCTTTGAAGGACGTACATACAAAGCAGATATTAATGCAGTACATAAAGGTATGGAAGCTTTGCTAGGTCCTATGAAAAAACTACAGGCTAGACAAGCTAAAGCTAAGAAGAAACAATATAAACCTAGAATGATACTTACTCTAGGTAACCACGAAGATCGTATCACACGAGCTGTAGAGTATGATCGTAAGTTAGAAGATTTAATTACTTTAGAGGACTTAAAATATGAACACTTTGGTTGGGAAGTTTATGATTTCCTTGATGTTGTTGTGGTCGATGGGGTTGCTTACAGTCATTATTTTGCATCAGGTGTTATGGGCAGACCAGTCACATCAGCTCAAGCTCTCATTACTAAGAAGCACATGTCATGTTTCGCAGGACATCAACAAGGTAGACAAATCGCTTACTCAAGAAAGGCTGATGGTTCAGAGATCACTGCTATAATTGCAGGTAGTTGCTATGAACACAACGAAGACTATCTAAATATACAGGGTAATCAACATTGGAGAGGCTTCTATGTATTACATGAAGTACAGAATGGTAGTTTTGATGAGATGGCA